TTCCCGTAACCCCATAACTGGGTGCAAGTGGTGATGGTATCGCAGGCCGGTTCCACGGTAATCCTGCTACTTTACGGGGTACTACCCCACGCTTACAACTCGCCGTTGCGTATGCGTTCACTGATGGCCTCATTTTCCACACGGCAGAGTTGAGCCGCTTGGTCTTTAACGTGCGGTAGGTCGACACGTGCAACGCGCTGACCACCCGAGGGCTTTGGCCGTTACATATATGGCGCGGCGTCAACAAGGGGGGGTAGTGACCGCAGGGGGGTGGCCACCCACCCAGCCCTTATGTATTGCGTGTATCACAAGCCCTATTTTTCCCATTGTTCCCCCTTTGTTCCAATTCCGTGTATCTTGACCCGTCTGTGCCAACGTGTTAACAGATGTACCTATGAGTAAGCATGTAAACCAAGCCATTGATCCGACCCAATCGCATAAAGCGCTGCTATCCCCTAAAGATTTGCAAGCAATTGAGGACGATCCAGCAAAGATGGAGACCTTTTCGCGGCTCCTTGGGGCAGTGAACCTCGATAATTTGTTCCGCCACATGCAAAATCCGGACATAAATCCGACAGCTCGCATAGAATTTCAGAAGATGTTGAACAAAATGGGCAGGTTGGAGCCCGATACGAAACTCGACTTAGGTGGATCAGGGCCCCAAGTGGTTATAAACATCACCAGGGCGAAGGATGCACCCGACGGTGTAACCATAGATGGGTCTAGTGAGGCCATAATCGATGAAACATGAGATAAATTTCGAGGTTATTGAGTCCCTCGATGAGTTTTTCTACTCGCCAAAGTTCATTTCACTAGCAGTTGGCCCCGTTGGATCGACCAAAACGACCGCCGGGATTATGAAAATACTGCAACATGCCGCCAAAATGGCGCCCTGTAAGGACGGAATTAGGCGTTCTAGGACGATTTGGGTGCGTAATACGCGGGAACAGTTGCGCGATACGTCCATACCGGACTTCCTAAAGTGGATTCCAGACGGTGTTATGGGGTCTTTTCTTAAAACAGAGTACAAATTCGTCATAAAAGTAGGTGATGTGGAGTGCGAAGTGCTGTTTAGAGGGCTAGATGACGCCAATGACGTACGTAGATTGCTGTCTTTACAGGCAAGTTTCATCATTTTTGACGAATTTAGGGAAATCCACCCGGATATTTACAACGCAGCCCAAGGACGTGTAGGCCGGTACCCCGATAAGATGATGAACGGAGTTGGGTGTGTAACGGACGACGGGAAGTCGAATATGCACATATGGGGGATGACAAACCCGCCGGATATGGACACCTTTTGGGAAGATTTGCTTACTGAGCCCCCCGATAACGTGCATGTAACGATACAACCGTCTGGTCTGAGCCCCGAAGCCGACTGGACGAAATTTCTGCCCGATGATTACTACGACAACCTCGCTCAAGGTAAAACTGACGACTGGGTAGATGTGTACATACACGCAAAATTTGGGCGGAGTTTATCTGGGCAACCCGTGTTTAGGTCATTTGATCGAACTGTGCATGGATCGAAAGAAGAGATGAAGCCTATGTTCACGGAGTCGCCGTTGTTGATAGGCGTAGACGCAGGACTGACGCCCGCAGCCGTAATAGGGCAGGTGGCACACGACGGACGCCTTGTGGTGTATGACTCGCTCATATCAGATGGCATGGGGGCGCTTAGATTTATACGAGAGCGGTTAAAACCCTTACTGGCTAACAAATTCCCTGGGCGGCAGACGATCGTTATTATTGACCCTGCGGCGTTTCAGAGGGCGCAGACGGACGAGAGAACGGTTGCGGACATATATAAAACCGAAGGGTTTATGGTTAAGCCCGCACGGACGAACTCCGTAGCGGCGCGCCTCGCGGCAGTCGAAAAATTTTTAACCTACGTTGTAGACGGGAAGTACGGGTTTATAATTGATATAGTCAGTGCGAACTCGCTCGTGCAGGCGTTGGCCGGTAAGTACCGATACAAAATAAATACAAAAGGGGCTCGCGACGAGAAGCCAGAAAAATCCCACCCCTGGTCTGACGTTGCCGATGCGTTCCAGTACATGTGCCTGCACGCTGATGGCGGTGAAACATTTGGGTCGTTGGCCTCGAACACGCAGAGAAAGAACGTCGTAAAAGTGTCCGCTCGCGGGTGGACTTGATACGTTGACATGTTAACAGATAGAGGCTATGGTATAATTAACGTCACATGTGAGAAATTAATATGTCGCTTGGCCCGCAGTTAATACCTGTTGCACGCGCTTCTGATCTTGAAGCCGACGCAAATAGAGCTTCCAGCGAGAAGCAGAACAGTCCATTAATGGTTGGTCTGGCGTCTCATACGCGCAAGCGTTGGGAAGTAATGCGTGACCACCACACACAGAATGTAGAGCCTCGTTTAGCGTCATGCGTACGTGCTCGAAACATGGAGTACGAACCCAGTAAACAAGCTGAAATACGCGAACAGGGCGGCTCTGAAATCTTTATGGGCATAGTCAGCTCGAAGTGCCGTACAGCCACTGCATGGTTGCGTGATACCTTACTGGGTACAGGCGCAGACAAACCTTGGTCACTGTCGGCCACACCAATTCCAGAAGTACCACCGGACGTCGCCGCTGATTTGCAGAGTATAATGCAGCAGCAGCTTCAGCAATTCTACGCTGATGGTAACGGTGAAATACCTCCGATGGAGCTCAAGAAGCTTGCGTCTGGTATGAAAGACACTGCGATGCGTTCTATGAAGTTCGAAGCTGAGAAGCGTGTCGAGCGGATGGAAATGAAAATGGAAGACCAGATGGTTGAAGGGGGCTTTGTTAAAGCACTCTTTGACTTTACGAACGACGTAGCGACGTTCCCGCACGCTGTTTTAAAGGGGCCGATCCCGCGTAAACGCAAAACAATGAAATATGTCGAGGGTGGCCTTGGCGTTGTAGAAGTTCTGCGAGACGAGTGGGAACGTGTCGATCCATTTAAATTTTATTATGCACCTTGGGCAGATGATGTCCAAAACATGCCTATTATAGAACTACACCATTTAACTCGCGAAGACGTTGAGGAGATGATTGGTGTTGAAGGTTACGACGAAGATTCTGTGCGTTCAATACTATCAGATTTTGGGCACGGTGGGTTCGCATGGCTAGACCACGATATGGCCGACATGGAAGACGTAACGGGCGTCGACTACGACGATGCGCACGAAGATGTTATTGCCGCTCTGCAACTCTGGGATACAATCCCTGGAGATATATTACTTGACTGGGGCTTGGACGAAGCTGAGATCGAAGACCCACAAAAATCATACCCCTGCGAGGTCTGGATGGTTAACAACACGATAATACGTGCTGTACTTAACTACGACCCGCTAGGTCGAAAGCCTTACTACGTAACGTCTTTTGAGAAAGTCCCGGGCCGTTTAGACGGTAACGGGGTAGCCGACCTGTGTATGGACGCCCAAAACATGTGCAACGCCGCTGCTCGCGCCCTAGCAAACAACATGGGGATTTCATCGGGTCCACAGGTCGGCGTAAATATAAGCCGCTTGCCGGCGGGTGAGGACATCACACAGATGTACCCTTGGAAAATATGGCAGTTTCGTCAGTCTGATTTCGCTGATTCAACCCCTCCAATGTCATTTTTCCAGCCTAATTCTAACGCCCAAGAGCTTATGTCTGTGTTTGACCGGTTTATGGCAATATCAGACGAAGTATCAGGTATACCGCGTTACATGACAGGACAGCACGTTCCGGGCGCAGGGCGTACCTCCTCGGGCTTGTCCATGCTTATGTCTAACGCAGGTAAGAGTATTAAACAGGTCATTGCGAACATCGACCACGATGTGCTTAGCCCGATGCTGACTCGTCAGTACCAGAGAAACCTTCGCTACAGCGATGATCCTGATTTGGTGGGCGACGTGCAAGTCGTTGCGACTGGCGCAATGTCACTCGTTGTTAAAGAAGCTGAAGCTGTACGTAAGACTGACTTCTTACGTCTCGTTCTCGAGAGCCCAGTAGCGCAGCAGATTGTCGGTCTCCCAGGCACTGCTGAACTACTGCGGGATGTAGCAGGAAACTTAAATACTAACGTTGATCGATTGGTACCATCACGCGAAGATGTGCAAAAACAACAAGAGATTGCGCAACAACAGCAAATGATGATGCAACAACAAGAGATGATGCAACAGGAAGCAGCTAACCTACAAGAAGACGGAACGGAGCAGGGTGGTCGCCAAGACAACACCATGAGCCCACGTCCAAATGGTGTTTAGTGCTCACATGTGTTGACACGTTAGCATGTATAGGATAAATTAACACTATGATCGACCTTAACCAATGTGACTCTCAGCACGTAAATTCACTGCTTCGAGTCAAGGAGGCAGGCGATACTTCCCTACAAGATTTATTAGGGGAGTTAGTGAATATGGCTAAAGGCCGACTGGTAAGCGCAACCGACATGGTAACAATCCACCGGTTGCAAGGACGGGCTGAAGCTTTTGAAGATTTACTGAA